AACAAGTTCTCTTCCGATCTAGGAAGAGAAAGGAACATGGGTAGCCTATCCAGCAGTATCGGCTGGATGACCACCTCTGCCACCAAAGAGCGCATGTTGTCCTACATGAAAGATTACTTTGAGAGAGGAATGATGGCAATCTATTGCGAAGATACGTTAGAAGAAATGAAAACAATTGTCCGTAATGGCGGCAGTATTGAAGCCTCTGGACGCAACAAAGATGATCGGGTAATTGCCTCTGCTCTGGCGGCAGCAGCCTTTGCCGAACAAGTCCAGCCTCGCCTTATTCAAATGAAAGTCACCCGTAAGACTTCTCGCAGTCACGACCCAGACCCTACTAAAGACGAAACAGCTACCAACTCAGCTACCACTAGGTCAGTAAGCACTTACCTTAAAACTATTGGTGTATATGGATAAAGACAAGTTTGACCGTTATTTAAAGCTGGCGTTATCAACGGTGTATTCCGAACCGGATACGCCTAACTTCCATACCCCGATTATTCATCAGGCTGTGGATACTTTTGTGCCGGAGATGAAATTGGCTAAAGATGCTCATATATTAGATATAGGCTGCGGTCAGGGAGCCTTCATGAAATACATGGTGCAGAAAGGTTTTGACAACATGATTGGCGTAACCCTCAGTATTGAGGATGCCGAGGCTTGTCAAACCGATGGTTTTGAAACACTCTGTTGCGACTTTTCAGACCTGAAACTAGCGGATAGCAGCGTTGATATGATCTGGTGCCGACATGCCCTAGAGCATAGCCCCTACCCAATATTCTCCCTCATGGAATTCAACCGCATCCTCAAGATAGGTGGAAGTCTGTACGTAGAGTTACCTAGCCCTAATCTTGACGGGAGGCGGCACGAGGACAACCCTAACCACTATTCCGTCATGGGTGACCGCATGTGGATCAGTTTGTTTAACAAAACTGGGTTCCGTATTAGCCAGTATCGGCAGTTAATGTTTCACGTGGAACAAGAGGGTCAGGGAATGGATGAGATGTTCTATTGCTTTGTATTGCAAAAGAACACTGAATTGCCATGCAGCCAGTAATACCAAGGGCAGAGCTTCTGCGGATCATGACTAAGTTCATGGCTGACCCCCATCGGGGGATTTCCGTCAAACTCTTTGCCGAACTCTCCGGTATATCTCTGTCCACAATGAAAGATGTATTCATCAAACATGAATTACCCCTCACCGAATACATCCAGAGGCGGGTTAGCAAGGCTTATGAGTCATGGTTGCGGGGCGAAATAGCCATCATGCAGAACCGAGATGCCACCCGTTTCGTCGAATTTCGCAAGAAACCAAGACCTAAGTTTGTCCGTAGCGTCGGGTTAGAGGTAGTTAATGGACAAATTAAAGTTAGAGTTGGCATTACTAATACGGCAGATTACAGCGGTTATGATCTTGATGAACAGTTAAAGGGGAAAAACAATGGCTAATATACTACATGATTACAAATGTTTTGAGCATGGCTACTTTGAGGGATACGCGGCTACTTGCCCCCAGGGATGCACTGAGAATGTAATGATGGTGTTCCTGCAAGCTCCAGGCACCGTGAGCGACAAGACTAGGCGCACCGACAAACGGGTTAAGCAGTTAGCGATGGACTTTAAGATGAACAACATTAAGTCTACCCGCGAAGGCGAGAATCAAGCCGGTTACTTTACCCGCGATAATAAGGCCGTTCCTAAAGAAGTGCAGGAAGCGCAGCAGCCCCGCGAATCTCGTCCAGGAGATGCGGCAATCTGGGGCGGCGGATTTAAAGGTCTAAGCATGAATTCCCTATTGTCTGGTCAGGCTGTCCGGTCTATCCACGGGGAATCAGTGGGCATTAAACCCCAGGACGCGGGAAACTTGACAGGGCCAAAGGCTGCGTCATACATTGCCGATCATGAAAGTTTATCTCTGAAGAAATAAATGCGGATACCCACAGAACACGCAGCACGCGAATCGTTCTATCTCGACATAATAGAGAAGTGCGAAGTATCCAAAGCAGAACGTAAGGGTGACTACTCCAGTCTACGGGCGTGGTATTTGTTTGGGGCGGGGCCAGAAGAAAGCCCCGCAATCTACAACAAGATTTACCCGCACTTGGATCAGCTTACTTCTTTCCTCTATAGCGCAGAAACTACACGCTTCAGTATTAACATTGGCGCATCTGTGCCAACCCAAGAATACAAGAAAATTGGAATTCTTACTCAAGCATTGAATGATGAGTGGATAAATTCCAATGCTGACCAAGTATTTAGTAATGCTATGACCTGGTCATTAACTTACAGTTCAACATTCATTAAGCTCATCTATAACAATGGTATTCACCCCTATATGGTGGAACCTGCGGCAATAGGCGTGTTGCGTGAAGATACTCAATATTTGGATCGTCAAGAAGCTATTACTCAGACCTACTACATTACACGATCTGAGTTAATGGCTCGTTTGTATTCGCATCCAAAGCGCACACAAATCCTAGACCGAATTACCGCAAGCTATAACCCTCTGCCAACAGAAGTGCCAGAGGGTGTAGACCGGATTGTTATGTCGCAAACCAATCCAACCATATATGGCTCCGTCAATCTTGACCTCTACGGTTACAACCGCTACAAAGCGCGAGTAGCAGAAGATACCGTTGAGATGCGGGAGCTATGGATTTGGAATGATGAAATCTCGGATTATCAAGTGGTCACCATTGCAACACCGGATGTTGTGATCTATGACCGTCCAGGTGAGTCAGTATTTCTCAAAGGCGAAATACCGTTTGTGCAGATTTGCCCAAGTCCTCAATACGATTATTTCTGGGGGCAGTCAGAAGTTCAACGCTTGATTTATCTGCAACAAATGCGGAATCGGCGTATGACAGAAATTCTTGATCTGCTCTCAAAACAGGTTGCTCCACCTACTGCGCTGATGGGCTTTAGTGGCATTTTGGATGAGAAGAACTTTGCCCTGAATCGCGCTGGTGGCCTTCTATCCACTGACATGCCTAATGCCAAAGTCGAAAAACTGGCACCTAATATACCTCAAGACCTTTACGGTTCTCTCAGAGAAATTGACCAGATGTTTGAGGAGGCAAGCGGCATTGTCAGTGTCTTACAAGGACGCGGGGAATCAGGGGTTCGATCTGCTGGACACGCTAGCCAGCTTGCTCGGCTTGGTTCCAGCCGCGCAAAGAAACGCGCTTTGATTGTTGAAGATTCACTTGAAAAAGTTGCTACCCTGTATCTTAAACTAATGCAGGTATACGACAACACGCATTACACCACAGAAGAAGGCGTTAAATTTATTGCTGAGCAATTTACCGAAGATTACGTAGTTAAGGTAGATGCTCATTCTAATAGCCCAATCTTCACAGAAGATTTGCGTGAGTTGGCTTTTAGTCTGTTTAAAGCTCAGGCAATCGACAAGGAATCTTTGATTGACTTGCTAGAGCCGCCAATGAAGCAGGAATTAAAAGACCGGTTGAAACGAACAGAACAACGGATGGAAGCTAAAGAAGCGCAACAATCACAGCAATCACAACCACCGAAAGGTGGCGGCAAACCCGATCTTAAAGCAGTCGGAGGCGAATAATGGATGCAAAAAACATACAGCCCAGAGCAGATCAACCCCGCGTAACAACAGGCGATATATCTAAAGATCAACCTAGCTTGCAATACCGAGTTCAAGGTATGAAAAGTCTCGACAGAACGCAGACTAGACCTGATAAAAGATTATCTAGGGGATATTAACTAGGAGATGAACATGTACTCATATGGAAAACGCAGCCGTAAGACCCGTCGTTGAAAAAATCCTGAGAAGGGTATGGGTGTGGCTTCCTTCCCATTAAAAGGTCGCTGCCTTCGTAACTGGAGATGAAAATGCGTAAAACTCGTAAAGCTCGCAAAGTTTGCAAATAGTCCGTAAGGATTAATCCCGCAAGGGGCGGGGGATACTAAATATACTGCCCCTTTTGAATTATTTGACAAGTTAGTAATTGTTTACTAACAATGCCGAAAAATGAGGATATTATGAGCGTACCGTCAAGCAAGTTAATGGAAATGATTAAAGGCCAACGCGGTGCGCCTTCTGCGGCTATTCCTCCGTCTGAGCCAGAAGATTTTGCACAGTCAAATACAGAAACCCCCCCCATGTCTGCGCCTATGTCCACGCCGGAACCCAAGATGGGTAGCCGCGAGGGTGCGATGATTAACATCAGCATGGCAATGGATTTAATTGAGCAGGCGCTTCCTGCCTTGGGTAGCGAATCACCTGAAGGCGCAAAGGCTCTAGCAGTCTTGCGTCAAATGTCTGGAATTATTGGCGGCAAAAAAGAAAAAACCAAAGAATTGCAAAGCGCAGAAATTATGCAAATGCTTCAAAATTTGCCGCAGGCCGGTGGTGCAACGCCTGAAGGTAAAGCAATGGCAGCAGCACCCGCTATTCCTGGGATGGAAATTGCCGGAGGCGGTATGCCTATGCCTCCTGGCGGTATGCCTCCTGGTGGCGAATTTCAACCTCAATAAATTAAGGAGTTCGATATGGACTTGTTCAAACCTCGTGGCGCGTCGCAACCGCGTCGGCCTACGGATAACAACCAAGACAATGGTCAGATTATTAATACCCCGCGTTTCTCGCAATTTGGTGGGCTGTCAGCGCCTAACAAATACAGCAAGAACAAGATGACCCTGGAGAAAACTCCGAGTGGTCAAACGGGCCGTAAAGTTATCTAATAGATAAGGGGATAGATGATGAGCCTAGAAGATTTGAGTTTGGAAGCGCGTGATGAGTTAGCTCTGCTAGCCCGTCAGCTTGCGGAAAACCCTGCTACTCGTAAAGACTTTCTTCGCCTTACCAAAAAGAACCGGCCTGATATGCCGATTCCAGAACTAGAGATTGAGGACGTTTCTACCAAGCATTATGAACGGGCAGAAGCGCGAGTTCAGCAATTAGAAGCAAAGTTGCGCGAACGTGATGCGATTGAAGAACTTGGCAAACGCCGTAACCGGCTGATGACCAAAGGTTTGATCCAGAACGAATCCGACATTGAAGAAGTGGAAAAAGTCATGCTTGAAAAAGGTATTACCAATCATGAGGCTGCTGCGGAATACTGGCAATGGATGAAACAATCCGCTGCCCCGACTCCAACGGGCTACAGTGGCAATACCATGAACAAGTTTGATTTGAGCAAGTATTGGAAAAATCCCGTTACGGCAGCAAGGGATGAAGCATCAAAGGCGCTTACTGAGTTGCGTAAAAACCCGCGACCCATTGGGCTGTAATAAATCAGGGGATATTTAAAACGGAGATAAACCATGCCTATCGGCGGCGGTATTCTTCCAGCATCGGGTAGCACACAATATACCGAGTTGACGTATGTCACACGGCGTGCGTTTATCCCGAAACTGGTTGTCCAGCTTTACAACAGCACACCTCTTATGGCGGCACTGATTGCTAACAGTCAGTCAGCTTCAGGCGGTGTATCCCAGGTCACGGTTCCGGTTCAAGGTTCCCAGTTTGTAAACGCTCAATGGTCTGACTACTCTGGTTCATTCAACCAGCCTTCAGTCCAGCAAGGCGCTTTCAACGCGGAATTTAACCTGAAACTGATGATTGCTCCGGTTCCTTTCCTCGGAATGGAAGGTGCAGTTCAGCAAGATCACGCGGTTATTCCGCTGATTGAAGCGCGTATGAATGACGCTACAAACGTCATGATGGACGCGATGGCTACTGCCCTGTATAACAACACCACTAACAACCAACAGTTTATTGGCCTTCCGGCCTCGATTTCGTCTAGTAATCCGGCAGCGGGTAACTATGGCAATATCGACCGTTCGACCTATGCCTGGTGGCAATCAAAGCAATACGCTGCTGGTTCGGTTAATCCGACCCGTCAGAACGTGTTGCAATACATCAGCGGCACCGTAAAGAACGGCGCTGAAGTTCCGTCGTTTGGCGTGTGCGGCTTTGGCACATGGACGCTGCTGGCGCAAGATTATGTCGGTCAAGAGCAATACGTCATTACCCCTGGTTCGGGTTTTGATAGTGATGCAAATGGCCCACAAGCTGCGTTCCGCGCACTGATGGTTGCTGGTGTACCCATTTACCCTGACCCGT